GGGAAGGGGCACCGCCCATTCCATGGTTGTTCGCCGCAACAGACATATCACGCGACCCGCGTTGAATTGCCTAGAATGCAGTAATTCCCCATAGGAACAGGACTTGCCCGGCGGTGGTTCCACAATCGAACCACCAAATGTTCACCACATGTCTCGGTCAGCTCAGGCCGACATTGTGGTACCAAATTATCTAGGGGATGCTGATTTCCTAGAAAGTCTGGTGCATAGAGTCCCGCGTGCTTGCTAGCACGTGCGCCCATCCATAGGGCGTCTCTGCGGTTAAGGCTAACCCCCTACTTATTCAGTAGGTGGGCTAGCGGGGAGGGGGGGAGGGTTGCACTTGGGGCACACCTTGCGGGGGCCACGGTGCACTCCAGGCATGCCTTCGCTGACATGTGCCACATGGTAGTCAACACCGGCAACAAGGTCGAGTGTAGGTTCACAACACTCTGCTTCCTCACACTTGCCTTTTGTCTCTTCAAAAGCCGGGACACTACGCTTGACGTAGGTAGAAAGCTGTGAAGAAGATGTGGGAGCAAAGGTCGGTCTCACCTCATAGGGATAAGAACCAGCCACGACACTCAGTCCCCCAGGACTGTTCGTGATTGGCAAACCCATTGAGGTCTTCTCGATCTGTTCCCAGGAACCGGGCACGAGAGGAACGAGAAGATCACCTCTGAACTGGGGCAGTTGTGACCTTGGACGCATTGGCCGCAGTTGACGAGGGGGTTCAGCGTGAGCCAAACCGAAAATGCCACCAATGGCAAGTCCAATATCCTCGATAACATCCCACGCGGTTTCAACGCCCTCAGCAACCTTGTTGGCTGTGTCGATCCCAAACTTGATCTGTTCTGGAATGTTGACAAGACCCTTCTTGACAACATCTGTGAACCCAGGAGCCTTGTCCTCGGCAATCTGAGAAATGGCCAAGTTGCCAGCACTGCGTGGGACATCAACAGCACGCATGACCATGGGGGGCATGGGGCGTATCTCAGGTCGTGCCATTGGAGTGGCCCGGACTTTCTCGGTGGCCAAACTGGTGGCACAAGCATGGAGCTCGTAGGTCATGTAGGCCTCATAGGCGAACAGAGTGGTGCCGATGGAACCAGCCGTCTGGCCATCAGCTTCAACAACACACATCATGCCAGGATAACCGGACATCTGTGTAATTGGCACTGACACAACACCCGTGGGGCCAATCCCAACATCAGACCCAAAGGTGCCAGTAGGAACGAATGCGCCCTGCACACGAGGTGTGAAGGTGCAACGCGCCATAGTCTGGGGATCCCAATTGGGCACTGACATGGTCCTGATCTCATTGGATTGGTCAGCAAAAATGCCTTCATACGAAGGTGTGTTGCAGAAACTGCCTTTCACAGAGTGCATAAGAGTGGCCCCACGACCAATCAACATGCGTCCTTGGGCAATCAAACCGGCATCAATAGGAGCAACCTTCAGAACAGCAGAAACGAGAGTGGCTGAGCTGAAAATGTGCAGATTGATGTCAGGATCGGGGAGGACAACACCTTCAAACCCAGTGGCAGGGTCAAAAGTGGAACCAGGATTGGGAATGATACTGCCAACCCAGTTCTGATTACTGTGGGAAAGGACGGCGGGTTGCGGGTTTGGAACGGTAGGTGTGGCACTCTGTTGGTCCATAAACTTGCAATGTGGAACCTTGTTCGCGGACTGACCAGCGCTGAAACTCGGAGCCTGCCCAATCGTGGCGCCACCGCCATAATTGGTAGTGCCGTTCGCTCCAATATCAAAACCGAAGTTGAGAGGTGGATAGAACGTGCACCAACCGAGACCGGCTACACCGGTTTCGAACGCACCAGACAACTGGTAGTGGACCAGAGTTGTCTTACCTTGGGGTGCGCCCAAAGTGGCAGGGAGCCCAACCTGAGCATCGAAATCCTCAGGATTGTGCAGAGCGTGCAGGTACTCCAAGTTGGCCTGCTCGGAATGAGTCAGCTGGTAAGCCAGTCCACCCTTGCGGTTACTGTAACCCACGTCATAAGGACCATCCCTCACTTGATTGTGCTCCATATGGGCCCCACCCCTGTCAAGGTGGTTATTGCCGGTGGTAGTAGGAGCACCTGGAATGTGGGGGGGGGTCTTCTTCTCAAAAGACCTGACGCGGACAGTTGCCTTGGTTGGAGGACGAGCAGAGCGTTTGGTGGAGGCAGCTGCTGCCTTTGGAGCTGCGGCTGCTTTGGGAGCTTGGGTCTTGCCCGTAGACAGAACCTTCGCTTTGGCATTGGTTTTCTTGGTGGTCTTAGCAGACATCAAAAAAGAAAAAGATAAATTTTTCTTGCCCAGAGAAAAGAGCGGAATGAAGGAATTGAGGAAAGAGTTCTCACCTGCTTCCGCCGGCTGCTTTGGCAGCCCAAAACGAAGAGCATAGAGCTCCAAACTTCCAGGGATTCTCACTGGAAAGTTGGGCTCAGCGCTCTTCAATGAGGCTATAAGGAATTCGAGATTATGGACGGACAAGTTCTCATCTAGCCGCGCCAACATGTGTTTGGCAGCTGCCAGATAAGCATCTTGTGAAACGACAGGTGCAGCATAATCGCTGTCGGTGGTCATTTGTTCTGCCTTGTAACGATCGGCTGTCATGAGATGTTTGGTGTACTTCTCAAAGGCACGCTCACGATGAATGGAGGCTTCATGTACAGTGAAGGTCCGATTAATGTGCTTTTGGAACAGGCCAGCAAGAGCTCGGCCAACCGGGTTGGCCAGCAACTCTGTGTCCCGCTGGAGCACCATCATGTGGAGTGCAAGACTATGAGGAGACCCATAGATCTTCGTGACATCCGGGAAAATGAAGCCAGCCTTGACAATTTTGTTGGAAACCCACTTCCAAGTGCGATCGTGGACAAACATGCCTCCAAGGAACGTGACAGCAGAAGGGTGAAACCACACACTTCCTTCTGCGTCACTTTCCCACTCAGGAATAAGACCCATACGAACATACGTCCGGTTCATGATTGTCGAGATACCAATCGAATGAAAGTCTTCCCTATAAGTGGAAAGGAGTCGGCACGTTTTGACAAACGCAACAAAATGGCCAAAAACGGCTTTGACACTGGTCAAAGGTTCACCAGTGGCAGTGGAAATCTCTTCTTTGTACCACCAAAAAGTGGGGAAGCCAGGCACATTCACCTGTAGCCTCTGCCAGCCGACAAGCCGGTCAAACTGTCGCTGGACATCTTCTTGGTTGGAATAATGGGAGAGGTGGTTCACCATTTGGCAAAAACACTGTTGAAATTCAACCCCACAACTCTTGTCACAAGTAGTGAGATCGAGAGCAGCCGCTTGGACATCCTGACCTTCAACCCACAGAGTGTACATGTCATCACCATGAACGACAACATGCCACCCATCAATTTCTGACATAGACTGGATCCAGTCAGAAAGAGTGTCAGCTCTGGGATTGTGAAGGTAAGTCAAAGACGCTAAGCGTGTGCAATTCGCCGGTGGTGAAGGGTAATAGTCCAAAGTCTCCAGGTCAAACCAGTGGGTACCGCCGAGATAGTACTTGAGTGGAACAGCAATGCCCATGGCAGGCACGTCAGCCCCAGCACGAGGTCTCAAAGGTCGAGTCTTAGTAGCAGACTCGCCAACAACAGCAATCTTGGGCTGAGTGGGTAGGATTTCATCTCCTTTGCCCATGAGAATTGTGCTCGCATCAAGCTCTTCCTGGTTACCCCACTGTCGGACATACTCCTGTGTCTCCCTTTTCCGCGACAATGGCCAAGGCCGCCCCTCGACGTAATCGTGGAGGCGCTTAGGCGACCAAATGGTCAACGGACCTTTCCCCACTAGCAAAGCTTCGTAGAGAATGGAAATCATCATGACTGGAACCTCCTCCCAAAATTCAGGGTCTGGTTCATTGGGCAAGGGGGCAGCTAAACGCTGCCTCTCAACCTGCACCAAATCCAGAAACGAACAAGAGGGTTTGACAAGCAAACGGGAGGCCTCACAATCAATGAGGATTGGTTTTGGGGAAAACATAGGGGTTGAAACCAAGTTCAACAGGGTCGGATTATCGGAAATGGAATGGTACTCTCCTCCTTCCAAATACCAGAACTTGCAGTCTGCCACCCTGTTCTCAGGACAGGTGACTGGGACTGTTGCCAACTCCACCTCGTCAATGACGCGAGTGGGAGACGCTTGCACGGCGGCAGCGGTCTTGGTAAAATCAGCACCCAAGAGACGCCACTGGCGGGCCAAGAAATGGTCAAGGATTGGGTCCCCAGGCTGGAAACGCTGAGACATGCGCAGGTGGAGCCAGTTCCAACCTGCGTGGATGAGAGTTGCCGGGATCAAAGGGAAAAGGCAGAAAAAGAAATGGACAAAGGCCCTGCGGACCGCACCAACAAACGCCTCTTTCACATAGTCCCACTGTTGCACATCGACACCCCGTTTATGATCATGTAGAACAATCATACACTGTTCGTAGATGCCAAAAAAGACACCCCAAATAGGTGACGCAGTGTATCCAAACAAATAGCACAGAATGGAGCCCTTCTTGATATACTCTTCAACAAACGCCTCAGCCAAAATTTGGAGGGCATAGAGAGCATCTTCGAGAACTCCTGCTACTGTGGGATATTCCTGCGCCCAACGGGTCGTGGAAACAATGAAACGGCGGAACCATCCAGCTTGCTGCAAAGCCTTCCCAAGAGTGCTTGCAGTAACCTGCAACCCCATCACGGTCAATGAGATAACAGTGGGCCAGATAGAGGCGACCAAAGGAGCACCATCGCCGCTTACCCACCGCCAAAGACGCCGCAGCTGATCCAAAGCGAGGGCACCAACGTTCCCAACTGCACGAATGCAGTAGAGAAGCCATTGGGCCCGAGTCGCAGGTTCAGTCAAACGGACGTAATCGGCAGCAAGAGCAGCTGGGACACCATTCTCGACAGCCGTTGCCTCACGGACTCCTCTTGAAATCTCAGCGCCTGCAACACGTGCACAGACGAGGTCAAGTGGGAGCCCGGAGTCACGCCAAGCGTCACGCGCTGTGGCAATGGCCGCCTTTCGCAGGCGTTCCTGGTACATTGGTTCAAGGTGCTTGTAGTTGGCAAGACCTAGGTGGCTTTTCATCAACCGCTTGCATGAGCTGATGAAGGAATCTATCGCGCCTGGAAACGACGGATCCCTAGTTGCGGCCTCTTCCACAAACATCTCGAAAAGTTGTGGAATGCGACCGGCTTGGACAAAGGACGGGCAAGGTCTCGCGTAAGTCACGGGCACATCTGGCTCTCTCCATCTTTCGATGACCAGCCGGACTACGTGATAATTAATGCCTGTCCACTCCGAATGGCAAGCAAGATGATACACTTCGCCTTCATGACGGACGAAAACGCTCGAGGAGGTGAAGACAAAATTACCTTTCAAAGGATGATGATAATTACTGTCTCCAGATGAACCACTCGCGTAATAGTGTAGGATACCAGCCGAATCAACATACCCCCGGCCCTCGATACAATCGATTTCCGGAAGGTTAGCCAACTCAGTGGTCACTAACACACGCGAAGTGACGACCTTCTTGCGAGGCGCGCCCTTGTCATCTGTGACGACGACAAAGTCACGACCCACTTTCTTGGTCAAATTCACCTCTTCAAACTTCTTCTCATAATGAGACGTGGTGAAAGTCGGACGGGGCTTCCACCTGTAGCGATCAAAATGCACACTTTCAGGGGCGTCACAGAAGTAACGGCCGCTCAGAAAAATGGTGGCGGGGAAGGCAGCACCTTCTGCTACCAACATCTCTATCCACTCCTCTGGGCTGAAGTAGTAGAGACAGTCACTGCCAATGAAACACGATGTGTCCGAAAGATCATTGGGAAAAATGATCCTCTCACGAGCGGAATCAGAACCAAGGGGAACACGGCGATAGCCATACACGTCAATTGGGACGGTAGTTGACTTGCCTTCTTTGTCCTTGGGACCATCCCGCCTCAGCAACTTCGCGTATGTCTTGACTTCCGCTCCACTAGGGAACAGTATGCCAAGATCCGTCTCACGCTGCCGGTCATTAATGACTTGGCATGCGTAATAGGCCATACGGGTGCGGGCGGCGAATCGTTCTAATTCGGCGAACTTGTGAGGGTTCCTGCCATCCGGTGGAGGCCCTAGTTCAAAGGCCACACCCAGGTGCATAGCAGCAACCTGTTGGTCCACATCATTGGAGTCAATGATACGGGGCGAGGAATTTACGAAGCATCGCGCTTTAACCTCTTGGTCGACAGATGAACGGTCACTGCCATCAGAGCTGTCATCCTCCTTGTCCACTCCAGGTGGCGTAGGAGGACTCGCAGTGGCCAACTTAGCCTTGCGCCGTGCTCGCCGCTTTTGTGCTGCGGTGAGCCGTGGCTGCTCCTCCTCTTGGGGGCGAGTATACTCTGTGGCTGCGTCAGTCAACTCAGTAGAACACTCAGCTTGTAGCTGACCTTCAGGGTTGGAGTGAGCGGCGGCAATATCGGCATGGCGTTGCCTGATAACGTCGTCGGTCTCACCCTCCCTGATAGGCCCGGTATTACACCAGGTGTGGTCTTCGAGGATCTCGTCAGCCCAAAGGCTATCACCAATGGAGCGGCGCGAAGGGCCACCGTACCATGCGGAAACGGTGGATCGGTTGCGATAGGAATCGGTCTCCTCACCAGACGAAGATTCGCCGGGGGAGACACGGATGATGGGTTTTTCAGCCATCAAAAC